TTCTTCATAATCTTCATTATCTTCATTATCTTCATCGTCTTCATCATCTTCTTCTCCAACATAATCTTCATCATCTTCATCATCCCCATCATCATTTCCACCATTAGATTGTTGATTTGAAAAATTTTGTTTATTACCAAAACCGTAACCTGTAATTGGTCTAATAATTATAAAAGAATTTTTAACTGGAATTTTATCATTTGGATTTGGTTTTGGATTAATATCAAGAGTGGTATCAGTATCAGATTCTGATTCGGAATCGGAATTTGTATCCTCTGCCATTTTTATTCTTTTATTGGAATTAAATAATTTTTTTTCCGAATTTAAATTTGAATTTGAAAATTCGGTAAAACCCTTTTTTAATAAAGTATTTTTTTTACTGTCCATACTAATATTAGATATACATAATAATTTTAAATATTTATATTTATTTTTCAAATTTTTTTAATTTCAAATATTTATTTTTATACTTTAAATATTTACTATAATAATCGATTGATTTATTAATAATATTACCTCCTCCTACAATAGGTAATATACCAGCATCTGGAGTATTAATATCATTTAAATAATTTAAATCTAATAAATAAATTTGTGTATAACCTTTTGATTTTAAAATTCCATTAATTTTTGTTTGATATTCATTAAAATCATATTCAAATCTTTTATATAAAAAAAGATTATAACCAAACCATAATTCAATACTTATTTGATCTTTAAAAATTAAATTAATATTTTCAATATTATATAGTATTGGTATATCTATTTTTCTTTTTTGAACAAATAAAAAATCTCTCATTTTAATAAAATTATTTTCAATTTCACTGATATTATTATTACCTCCTTTAATAATTTTAGAATTTTTTTCAAGTTCTTTATATGATTCAGAATAATCTACTGAATTATTTTTTTTATATTCTTCCATTTTTTTATTTTCCAAATCACTTAATAATTTGATAAATTCGTAATCAGCACTAAAAATAATTTTTATCATAGAAAATATTTTTTCTATAATTTCTAAATTAAGAAAATTTTCAAGTCTATTATCATATTTTGACATAACAGATGTATCTGAAAACATTTTATTTATGATAAAAATATAATTTGATGATATATTGTTTGGTTCATTATATAATTTGGAAATTACATATGAATAAATATATACGAGATTAATATTTGAAATAATAAAATTATTAACTTGGACAATTAATTCTTTAATGTAAATTATTTGCTTAAGTAACACTATATATAAAATTTTTTCTGGATCAACAAAATATCCTAATGATGTTTGATCTAAATTAAAATTTTTAATTTTATCTTCAATTAAATTAATTTTTTTTGATGAAATATCAAAATCATCCATAATAAAATTATAAATATCAATTAATTCCGTTTTATTTCCAATTAATTTTCTATTTAGAGAAATTGTCAATGATTTAGATATTTCAAATTTATCTAAATTTAAATCCATATCAATCATTAATTGTTTTGTTTCTTTAAGATATATTGGTATCAAATTTAAATCCATTTCGGTAATTCCAACAGTATTATTCATAATAATTTGTTTATATATATAAATTATTAGAAAATAATTGTGTAATCTTAAATAAAATTTTTTTAATATTTCAATATTAAAAAAACAAACTAAATTAAAATTCAAAATCAATTAAATTATTGTTTCTATTAATTTGACCTTTGCTAATAATTTTTTTATCTAATTTGATAATTATCTCGTTAATTAAATTAATGATATTACTTGAATCAATATTATCATTTGTATTATCATTTGTATTATCAATTGATATTATTTTATTATTAATTATATTTTTACCAATATCACCAATACAATCAGAAATATCAATACTTGAAATTTTTTTGTTTGAATTTAAAAATTTTAATTTTAAAAATAATTCTTCAACTTTATTTTGAAATAAAGTCATATTGCAAGTATTATTATTTGATTCATAATAATTAGAATTTGAATTACTTGTTTTTTCAACTATAAAATCAAAATCATTATCGTATATTCTTTTACCATCTTTATGGTTATTTTCATATTTTTTAAAATATGATTTGTTATGTTCCATTAATTATTTATATTATATATATAAAATAATATTATAAATATTTATTATTCTAATTCTTTCAATATTTTATTAAATTCTTCTTCGCCAAATACATTTTTTAATTTATTTTCTAAATCATTTGTATTTATTTTATCATAATCAATTGACTCTAAATTTTCCGATAATATACCAGAATCAATTAAATTTAATAAAATATCATCAATTTTCTTTTTATTTTCTTCAATTTTACTTTGTTCTTTTTTATAAAATTCTATTCTATCAACTCTTAAATCGTCATCTCCAGAATCTATTTTTGTTCTATATTTATATTTCAATTGATAATCAAATTCTTTTTTATGTTCTGTTTTTTTATCCATTGAATATACGTCTTTAATGTCTTTATTTTGTTTTTCAATTTTATTTTGAAATACATCCATATTTGAATCGAATACCTTAATATTTTTATCTTCTTCATTAACTTTATGAACAATCAAATCTTCCTCATGTTTTTCTCTGATTTTTGAATAATCAAAATTTTTAATTATACCTTTATATGGTTCATTTACTCTTTTTTTAATACTTTCATTTAATTCTTTATCATTTGTTATTTTTTTATTGTCTATTAATGAATTTATATTTATATTTGGTTTTTCTATTTTTTGTGTTTTAATTATTAAATTTTTTATATCGTCATGACTGTACATTTGATCAATATTATTAAATTTTTTAATTTTTTTCATGTTATATGAATTTTTAATATTTGAATTCATTAGATATTATTAAATAAAATTACTATTTTTTTATATAGAAATAAACATATTGATATTATATTAAATAATTAAATATATAAAATAATAAAACAATATTCATTTACTCTGCTATAATGAATGAATCTATAAATTTTGATGAAAAAAATAATTTATATGAACTATTAGAAATTAATATTAATTCATCTAAAAAAGATATTAAAAATGCTTGGAAAAAACTTGCTTTAAAATATCATCCAGATAAAAATAATAATAATTCAAGTGAAAAATTTTTAAAAATAAAATATGCATATGAAATATTATCAAATGATGATTTAAAAAACCAATATGATAAAAAATTAAACTTTTACTTGAGAACAAATAAAATAGAAGACATATTTAATTTGAATTCAAAAAATAATATTCATAATTTTAAAAATAGTATTATAAATTTTTTAAATTCAACTGAAACTGAAAAAATAATCAAATTAATGACACAAAAAAATATAATAGATAATTTATTTAATATTCCTTTTGAACTAAATGATTTTAATATTTTTTTTAAAAAAATAACTGATATAACAATTACTATTGATTTTGACTTAAAAGATGTATGGTTTTGTAATCCAAAAATTATTAAATGTCCTAGACATACTAAAAATATTTTTGAAGAAATTATTTATCCAGTTGATTTTGAACAAATATATGAAGGTGAAGGAGATGAAATAATTATCAATAATATATTACACAAAGGTAATCTAATAGTTAAAATAAATATTATTAATAATTTGTGTTCTGATGAAAACTATTATATTTTTGATGATGAATTATATGTATTGATAAATAAAAATAGAATTAAAAATAATAAATTTGAATTAAATTTTTTAGATGGAAAAAAATATAAATTTAATATAGAAAAATTAAAAACACAAAATAAAAAAATAGGTAACGTTTATTTTAAAAAGAATTTTGGATTTCCAAAATTTTCATCCAATAACATAAATCAAAAAAATCTTAATAATACAAATATAAGTACTATTGATTTTGAATCAAATATAACGTATAGTGAACTTTTTTTTATAATATTATTATAATAGAACAAAATGGGAATTAAAAAATTATTTACTTTTTTAGACAATAATAAATTATATAAAAAATATCCATATTTAAATGATTTAATAATTGATTTGAACATTGATAAAAAAAAATTATTAGTTGGTGTAGATGGGAATTTATTTTGTTATAAGTATACTCATTCTTATGATAATATGTTAATAGGATTTTTTAATCAAATATTAAAGTTTTTATCAAATAAAATTATTCCTTTATATATTTTTGATGGAGGTACTTTACATGAAAAAGAAAATACTAATTTAATTAGATATCACAAAAAAATAATATCAAAACTAAAATTAGAAAAAATAGAAGAACAAATTGATTATTTAGATAATGATGAATTAAAACATAAAGGTGAATTATTATTAATTAAAAAAAAAATTAGAAAAAAATTCAACCAAAATTAATCTTGAAAATATTAATACATTATTAGAATTATTTGATTTATTAAATATACCTTATATTTTTTCTTACGGTGAAGGTGAATATCTTGCTGTTTTGTTAAATAAATATAATATTATTGATTTTTTTTTAACAGATGATACTGATCCTATACCAGCTGGTATTAATAAAACAATTAAATTTTATAATAATTCAGTATATTATTTGGAAACTAAATTAATTAATGATGTACTTAAATTAGATTCAAATGAATTATGTGATTTATGTATTTTATTTGGTTCTGATTATAATGTATTTAATCATGGTTTAAAAACAAATGAAATATATGAACTTATTTTAAAATTTAAATCAATTGAAGAAATAATTAAAAATAATATGATTAATTCTTTAGATGATAATTCACTTTTATTAATCAATAAAATTAGAAATATTTATTTTAATTCAGATAATTTAGAAAAAAAATTTTTTATTGAAAATAACAACATTTTTAATTTAAATCATATTGTTAATGAATCAAATAATAATGTTAATATAATTATTGATCATTCTAATATGTTATTTTATTCAAATGTTATGTTGGAATATTGGGATGAATTTATCCAAATAATATCAATGGATATAAATTCAAATACAACTGATAAAATTTATAACATGAGTAATGAATTTAAATATAATATTTGTTCGTATATAAATAAAAGTAAGTTTAATACAAAAAATATCATCAAATATATTAAAAATAATATTAATGATATAACTTCTGATGAAATTGAAGATATTATAACAAGTTTTAATTTTTTAAATACATTTGGGTTATTTTAATTATATAAATAAAAACCAAATCTACTCAAATACAAAAAATAATTTTAAATTATTTCAAAATTATTTCTAGATTATTTCTCCAATCATCATCTTCTTCTGATGATGTATTCATTCTAAAATCTTCCGGTACATCAATATAATGGGGGTTATTTCCTAATAAACCAAGATTTGAAGAAACAATTGAACCATCTGATTTTACTCCCCAAAACACACTCTTTGTAAAATGTATTTGTGAAATATCATTGAAATTTTCAAGACTTTCTGGTTGATTAAATACAACACAAATTTTCAGTGCTGTTCCATCATTATTGACGACAACAACACTAAAATATCCAGAATGAATTGACTTGTATTCTGTCAAACTTTCCATAGTAACTTTCGCATCTTCAAATCCAAGTCCCCAATAAACAATAGATTTGTTATGTCTAACAGCAAAACAGTATCCATTACCAGCATGAATACTTTTAACATCAGTCAATCCTAATGGAACATCGCATCTCCCAAAAGAATTATCACCCCAAGCAACAACTGTTCCATCATTCTTCAATACAAGAATATGTTCATGCGTGCATCGAATAGTTTTGACATCATTTGCATTTAATTCATGTGGAATATTTGCAAGTCCATATTTTGCTAATTGGTTTATATTTCCCCAACAAACAATAGTTCCATCATATTTGAGTGCTACAACATAGCCACCGCCATGCATTCCATAAATAGACTTGACATCATTTAATCCTTCAGGAATATAAAAGTTATCTTCAATTGATCCCCAAACAACAACTATTCCATCATTTTTCAAAGTAACAACACATTTTTCCATACAAATCACAGACATAACATCTCCCAATTCTTCTGGCACATCAAGCTGATTAAATGAATTATGGCCAACAACAACAACAGTTCCATCCAAACAAAGAGCAGCCATACAACTTGTAGAACAACTGATGGACTTTACATCCCTCAATGATTCTGCTTGAGGAATAAAATTTGTAACATTACCTAACTCACGATTTCCCCAAATAACAACACGATTGTCTTTATTTAGAGCAACAAAACATTGATGAATCTGGAAAATTGACATTTTAACAAGTTTGTTAAGTAAATATATAATATCCTAAATAATAAATTTAAATATATCAATCAATCTAAACAATTAAAATTCAATTTTTTTCTTCGTTGTAAATTTTTTTTATCCAAGTTTGATAATTATGAAAATTATATCCATTTGGATATTTGATTTTTGACGAAGAACAAGAATTTATTTTAATTATCTGTTCCTCTGATACATTAAATAATTTTGATAATTTATCATCCAAACGGTAAATTCTTTTATCAATTTTATTTTTTTCACCAATATTACCTTTGAGATTATTATTTTTTAAATAATCTTGAAATAAACCACCAATTTTTGTTCTTGGCATTTTTATTTCTGGTTCTAAATTAAAAAAAACTTGTATTGATTTAGGAACATTTTTTTCTTCAGCAAATCCTTTATCTTTATTTATTGTATTTTTTTTATTAAGTTGTTTAATTTTATTTGTTTCATTTTTTTGTGTTTGTTTATCCATTTTTTTTATTATATTTTTAATTTTGGTTGTACCCAATAAAACATTTTCTAAAAAATTATTGAATTCTTTTTTTAATTCTTTATAATCTTCATAAATATCATTTTGATTATGTGATATAATAATGTTTTTATTTTCTTCTTCTATTTTTTGATTTTTTATCAGAATTTCATTTAGAGTTTTATTTTTTTTATTATTCTCAATATCACAATTATTGTTATTATCATTATCATTATCATTTGGGTAATTATCAGAAAATAATTTATTTTGTTTTTGTTTATCATTATTTTTTTTTGGAATAATATTAATATATTCGTTACCATCATAATTTACATCATGATATTTCAAATTAAAATTGTTCATAATTCAAATAATATCTTTAATATTATTTAAATTTTAAGTATTATTTTTAATGTAAAAAAATTGATATTAAAAAATAAATTAGATTAAATACCAATATTATACACATAATAATAATGGAAACAAAGGTTAGTTCAAATTTAATGAATTCAAAATTATTGGATTTATTGGAAACATACAATACTGTTGATTTGGTAGATAATACAAATGTTTTAATTAATAATTTAAATAATTCAATATATTCACAAGAACATCAATTAATAATTAATACTATTTCTGAAAAAATATTTAATAATGATTTAGTAATATTATATGAATATTATAATAAAATTAAAACAGAAATTTCAAATTGTTTAATTAAACAAATATTATCAAATTCACCCAAATCTGATATTACCATAACTAAATTTCCAAATATTAAAACACAATTATATCCTTATCAAATAAATAATTTAAATTGGATGTATAGAATTGAAAAACGTAATTATGCTGATGAATTCAGTAAAATTTCATCAAAATGTATTATTAAAGGAGGAGGATTATTTGATGAAGTAGGTATGGGAAAAACTCTTCAAATGATTACATTAATAAATTTAAATCAATTAGAAAATAACAGTTTAATTAAAAATAATAAAATATATTCAAAAGCAACTTTAATAATTATACCAAATCATTTATGTGGTCAATGGGCTAGAGAATTTGGTAATCATACAATTAACCCATTAAAAATTATAAATTTATTAACAAAAAATCATTATTATAAATATTCTTATTATGATTTAGCTACAGCAGATGTAATTATTGTAAATGCTAATTTTTTCATAAATTGTAAATTAGACCAACATGAATATTTAAATCCAATGGCAGTTTTATCAGATATATTTAATAAAAATGTAAATATTTTTAATATATATTGGTATAGGGTTGTGATTGATGAATTTCATGAAATTGAAACGTCAAATTTATTTGTCAGATTAAAATATTTAGAATCTGATTATAGATGGATAATATCTGGTACACCATTTAAAGAAAATAATATTTATAATCATACTGAAATAGATAAAACTTCATTATCTGAAATATTAGATTACTTGACATGGGATTTAAATATGATTAATAAAGTTAACATTTATGATAAAATAAATTATCAATATATAAAAGACCATTTTTCAAGAAACACACATAATGCAAATATTAAAATATTACAATTACCTGAAGTAAATGAACAAACTATTTGGCTAAAATTTACTGATACTGAACGTATGATTTATAATGCTTATTTGGCAGACCCTAATAATAAACCAGAAGATGTTTTTTTACGACATATTTGTTGTCATCCAATGATTTCTGAAAAATTACGTGAAAATTTATCAAATAAAGTTGAATCATTATCAGATATTCAAACACAAATTAAAAAAATGTATATGAGTGATTTTGATAAAGCAGATGAACATTATACAAATTGTATTAATCGTATTGAAAGAATTAAAAATGAAATAGAGGAATTAAAAGAAAAAAATAAAACACATTTGATTACATATTCTAATCTTCAAACTGAATTGATAGAAGCAAAATCAAGATTGGTAGATTTAAAGAAAATTAGAGATGGTAAAGAAAAAACTGTTTTATATTATAAAAAATTTGTTGAATTATTGGATTCTATGGAAAATGTTACACAACAAGAATGTCCAATTTGTTTGGATAAAATTAAAGAAGAAGATTTAGGAATAACATTTTGTGGACATATTTATTGTTACAGTTGTATCAGTACAATTATAAAGGAATCCAAAACATCTGGGTTAGGTTCAAAATGTCCAAATTGTCAAAAAGCTCTTCAATTAGATAAAATATTTTTAATTAGTGAAACTAAATCTTCAGAAATAAATAATTTAGGAACTAAATTAGCTTGGATTATAAATTATATTAAAAAGACACCAAATAAATATAGAATTATATTTTCTCAATGGGATTATTTATTAAAAGAAGTTGGAAAAGTTTTAGAAATTAATGGTATACCTAATTTATATTGTCAAGGAAATGTTTATCAAAAAGATAGAGTTTTAAGATTATTTAATTCATCAGCAGATTCACCCGATTCTATTAAAATAATTATGTTATCATCAGATAGTACTGTTTCAGGTTCTAATTTAAATAATGCTGAAGAAGTTATATTTTTAGATCCTGTTTATGGTGATAAACAACATAGACTTAATACTGAAAAGCAAGCCATAGGAAGAGTTATAAGATTAGGTAATAAACATAAAATTATTAATGTAATAAGAATAATGATTAAAGATTCAATTGAAGAAGAAATTTATAAATCAAATCACGATTAAAATTATATTGATTTCTTTTTCTAAATAAATTATTTAAATGAATATTAATTATTTATCTTATATAATCTGCAATTATTATGGGAAGAAGAAGAAAAAATTTTACTGAAAACAATTCTAATCAAAATTATAATAATCAAATACAAATTTCAGATAGTAAAATCATTAAATATACAAAGTCAAACAAATCATCTGATTCTGATACATCAAATCAAGATAATGTTATTGAAATAAATAATTTAAAAAATAAAGAAAAAATGTTATATGAAGTAATTGATGTTTTTTTTAAAAAATGTTCTGAAGAAGAAATAAATAAAATTATAAATATTATTGATGGTAAATATAAAATATCATTAAGATTTTTAGATTGGTTCGTAACAAGATATTGTTATTTATATAAAACTTCTATTCAAATAAATAATAATTATAATAAAGAACAAGATTTTAATATTAATATTAGTTATAAAGCACAATTAAAATCATTTAAAAAAAAATGTTTTGATCCATTTAAAAGAAAAAATAAATTTTTTTATTTATTTGGAGAAAAAAATACCAATCCAAATAATAATTTAATACTCACAACATTAGGACAGTTAAATTTTTTTAAATGGGCTTTAAGTTTTGATGTTATTAAATATGTTGAAAATAATTTTGACACTATTAATAGTAAAATTTCATATGTTAATTCATTTTTTAAAAAAAATATTATTGACAATATATCTACATCTCTTATTTCTTCTGAAGAACTAAAATCAAAATTGTCTAATTCTGATACTGACATACATACTAAAAAAATATCTGATTTGGATTTAGATTTAAAAAAAACAAATATAGAAAACATTTTGGAATCTAAAAAAAAACCCAATATTAATTACCCAATTGTATCAAGAAATATTTTCGTTGAATTATAAATTTTTATGTATTATTATTTATATAAATAATAATATGAATCATCTCAATAATCTTATGTTATATTTTTGTTACCTTGTAGTTCTAATTATAATATTAATTTTAATTAAAGAATATCCAACATTTAATAAAAATAATATTATTAAATCTTTTGATAAAATATAATGGATTAAATTTTATTGTCTAAATTAGTATTTGTTTTTTTTGATTTATTTTCTGTTTTTTTTTCTATTTTACTTATTTTTTCTGTTTTTTGTTTAGGTTGTGATTTTTTTTTTAATGTAGGTTTAACATCATTTTCTAATTCAATAATGTTTTCATTGGCTTTTTCGTTATTTTCAACAATATTTTTATTTATATCATTGATATTAATTGTATTTATTTCAATGTTTTTCTTAACATTTTTTTTTGTAACTGGTTTAACTTGTTTTTTTTCTTGTGTTATTTTTTGTGTTTTTGGTTCTTTAGTTTTTTTAGTTTCTTTAGTTTTTTTGGGTGTTTTTGGAATTGTTTTTGATTTTTTATTAGTTGGACTTTTTGTTATTTTTTCAGAATTATCTTTTTCTTCATTAATTTTATTTTGATTATTCAATTCATTATTAGTTAATAAAGATGATAATAATTTAATATTTTCAGAATCAGAATTATTATCAATATCAGAATTATTATCAATATCAAAATTATTATCAATATCAAAATTATTATCAATATTACCATTAATATTATGACTTGTAATACTTGGTTCAAAATCCATATTTTCTTTATATGAATCTTCATCATCATCCTCAATTATAATGGAATTGTTTATATTGTTTTGATTATTTTCTTCATCAAAATTATTTTCTTCATCAAGATTACTTTGGATTTCTGATAATCCACACTCACTCATTTTAATTGTGTCTGAACTTTCTGATTCACTTTTACTTTTAATTGATTCAATTATTTTTTCAGATAAATTTTTATTTAGAATTTGTTTATTATTATTATTATTATTATGTATTTCTGTGTTAACATTATAATTATCATCAATTGTAGTATTTGTTTTTATAAATACATTTGAACTATTATTTGATGAAAAAATCCAATCATTAATTTTTTCTCTAGGTTCAGATGTATAATTATATTTTTTATTTACATCAATAAAGTAACAATAGAATTTAGTTCTAGCAACAAAATTATTGACATCAACTAATAATGATATATAGTCAAGACCAATAACAAGTCTTACAGTATCACCTGTGTTAATTTTTGTTTTGTCAATTTGTTTAGTTCCTTGTTTAATTGTAGTTCCAGAAAAAATATTTATTTTAATTGTGTTTGGACTTGTCATTGTAATTAAAGACTTATATTCAATATCACCCAAATCAAATTTATTATTATCATCATTGAATTCTACTAAATCAAAATCACCATTAACTAATTCACCTAATAATTCAGTACATTTGTCATCAATTTGATTAAAAAAAATAACATGTGAATCTGGTAATTTTAAATGTAATTTATTACCATTAATTGATAAAACTTCTAAATTAGAAGTTTCTACAAATAATTTTGATTGTGGTATATCATTATCACTTACATAAAGTTTGTTTATTATTAATTTATCATTAGATGAATTATCTTGTATTGGTATTGTTTCGGTAATTTTTAAATTTGATAAAATAGTTATTAGTTTGTTTGACTCATAGTCATTTTCAATTTTATAAACAATTCTTTCCATAATAATATATAAATTAAATAAATATATTCTTAATTATATTTATTTGTTAAAAAAATATTAAAATATCAAATCATCAATTATTATTATTTAATTATTTTGTTTTTTTAGTAGTTTTAGTTGTTTTACTTTGAGTTTCAACAACAGTTTTAGTATTTTTACCTCCTTTTTTGGTAGGTTTAACTTGAACTTCTTCCTCTTCAGATTCAGATTCTTCAGATTCTTCTGATTCAGAACCAGATTCAGAACCAGATTCTTCAGATTTTTCTGATTTCTCATCTTCAGATTCAACTTTCATTTCTTTTTTAGTTGATTTATTTTTTTCATCTTTTACATTTTTAGTTAAAGTTGTACTAGATGATACTTCTTGAACATTTTGTTTATCATTTGTAGTATGTTCAACAGAAGTAAAAACACTATCAACAGATTGATTAATTAACATATTTTTTTTACCGAAAGCATATTTAGAATAAATAGTTTTTTGTGATGAACTATAGTTTTGTTCATATGGTAATTGAATAATATCAATTTGATAAATAATATATTTAATACCACAAGTTCTTTTATCAGCTCCAGCCATTTTATCTTTTGAAGCCCAAAGATTTGATGAACGATATAAGAATCTAACATAACATTTATTTCTATAAAATTGATCCAAGTCATCTGGAGTTCTTACATTTTGAGGATCCATAGGATCTCCATATATTTGAACTAATTCTTCTTCGGAACAATCAAATGGTTTCTTGGCATTTTGTTCTAATTTTTCTGGTTTTCTGTAAAATACTTTGGTATCAATTTCTTTTCTTTGTTCAATATCTTTCATTAATACATCAACAGTTTCTTTTTTACCTTCTTCATCTTTAAAAGTTAATTTAATTGGTAAAGCACTAATAGCAGCCTTCTTTTTATCTTTATCAAGATTTGCTGTTTTGGTATTTTTCATTAATTCAGCAACTGCTTTTTTAATGGCACCAGTATTTGTTCTATCTAATTTTTTATTATCATAATAATAAAACCAATCCATTTTAAGTTTCATTTTAACACTATCAAATTTTGGTTTAGAATCAGAAGCATCTGGTTGTTTTTCTTGTTTATCTTCATCTTCACCTTCATCTTCAGATAATTCTTCTTCATCTTTACCTTTAGGTGGTTTGACTGAAGGAAGAAATTTATATAATCTATCAAATTTACCAAAAATCATTTTTCTATTTGCTTCAAATCCTTCATCATTTTTAAGTAATGCAGTTTTTAAGTTCATACAAGATTTTTGTTCAGGGTCAAGTTGGAATTTTACCCAGTCACGTTTGGCTGGATCTTCAATAAATTTTTTAGGGGCAAAACCCGAAAATTCTTGATAAATCCAACCAGATTCTTCTTCAGGATATACTTCTTTACCATCTACATTATACATAATCTTTGATTCTAATTGAACCTTTGATTTTTGTTCTTCAGGATTAATTGTTTCGAATACGATTTGTGTTGACATTTTTTTACTGTAATTATATAATTTATATTTTTAAATTAGTTCCATTATTTTTAAAAATCAATTTTTTTAATTCAACTTTTTTTATCAATATATGTATATATACATATACCTACATAATAAACATATATATATATGTATACGTTTATCATATAGCACTTTTATAATCTTTAAATTATTTATAATATAATTGTTGTTCAGTCATTAAATCACAAAAAATTGATAATTAATAGACATATTACAATTAATTTAATCAAAAAATATTATTTATAAATTGGATTTTTCAGAAATTTTAATGTCTGAAAATCAAAAAATTTTACACCTTTGCACATTTAAAATGCCGACTTTGACACTAAAATATAAAAACACATCATGAATGTCAAAATAACTACTTTTAACAACAAATATTTTAAGTAAAATCCTACTTAAAGAAAAATTATATATAAATAAATATATGACTCGTTCAGGCTTTAAAACAGCACAAAAAAAAATCAATCTTGATAAAAAAGAAAATAATAATAAAGACTATAGAAGTAAAGAAAAAGGGCATCCAAAATATAGTTTTTCAAGAGGAAGAATTCCTTTTAATTATTTATTACGTACTAAACATAATATTTGTCTAAATGAAAAAAATTTAAATTATTTAGAAGATATTTATTGTTCTAAATATAATAACGTTAATCCAAATCCTATTACTATTGATTTTATAGAACTTACTGAAGAAGAAAATAAAATTATTCAAAATGAATTCAATATTTATTTTAATTCACCAATATCATCCCTTATGTGTTCAACTGATAAAACAAAATCGTATCATTCAAAAATGCTTACAAAAAATAGAAATAAAGATATAGACCAAAAAATGGCATTTTAAATGTGCAAAGGTATAATATTTGGATATTATTTAATGGGGATGTATCTAAATTACCTATATCAATAATAAAAATTGTATTTGGATATAAATTTAATCGCCAAGTAAATTATCTACCCAAAAATTTAGAAGATTTAACTTTTGGTTATGAGTTTAATCAAGATGTATCAAAATTACCAATATCAGTCATAAGAATTGAATTTGGATATAATTTTAATCTTCCAGTTAATAGTTTACCTCCAAAATTAAAGTATTTAATTTTTGGTTATAATTTTAATCAAGATGTATCAAATTTACCTATGTCAATAATAAAAATAGTATTTGGACATTCATTTAATAAACCTATTGATTACTTATCTGATTCAATTGAAGAATTAATTTTTGGATATTCATTTAATATGCCTATTTATAATTTACCACATTCAATTATAAAAATAACATTTGGAAATAATTTCAATTTATTGATAGATAGTTTACCTGATTCAATACTTCACATTGATTTATCACAATCATTATTTAATAAATTAATAAATAAATTACCACAAAATATTAAATTTATTCAACTGAATTCATTTCAAAAAGAATTAATAAAAACAAATTACAATAATAATTTATGTATTTATATTAGAAATAAATAAAAGATTCAGTTATATTTTGGTTATTTACACACTTGAAGATTTAAAATTCATATATTTTTTTAAATAATTGTGTTTTTATACCTTTGCATATTTTAATATATACCTATTTAATTTAATTCAACCACATTAATTTTATCACAATAAAATTCACATATGGCTTTGTGAATATCTATATTATGAATAATATTATCAAGGTAATCATTTACTACTAATAAAGGTTCTTTAACTATATCTTTGTATATATAATAATATTTCCTAACTTCGTTTATATCAATATTAGCATACATAACTTTTGTGCCGATTTTATTCGAATTATTTATTATTCTTATTAAAATAAATGGATTATTAAAATTTATTCCTTCTTCTAATGCTAAAATTGGCATATTATCACAATTATTAAACAGTTTTGCCATTATCAATTTTAATTTTAGTATAATATAAATTATACTAATTATAAATCATTTTTTTTATGAATTATTATAAAAACCTGTGTTTTAAATGTGCAAAGTCGTAAAATTATACAATAAAAGTTCATTTAAATTGGGGGTTTTATATTATGTTATTTTATAAAAAATTGAATTTTTAATAAAAATCTATATAATTATTAAATATAAATGAACTTTTCTTTCGATACAATAGATTTTAGTAATTGTTTAGATGAACAAAATCAAGAATCTAATAAAACATTAGATTCTGGTAAAAATATTGATGAAGTATCAGAACGATATGATAAAACTACTAGCGAAACATATAGAATAAAACGATTATATAAAATAGATCCTATTTCTGATATAGAAATACCAAATGATTTAATTTTTGAATTCAAATACAAATGGAATCCATACAATGGTATGAGAGAAGATATTGATGATATTGGACCATTATGTTTTAATGCTATAAATTTATATGATTATTATTACATAAATAGATATAAAGGTTTATGGACTCCACCTCAAGATGGGTTTCAAGGAATTTATGGAGATATGGTTGGGTCTGGTAAGAATGTTAAAATTAAATCTAGAGGTGTATATCCAGAAAAATATCTATTTAGATTACCTATAATAGATTGTTATCTCCCACCAACACACAATTTAGCTATAATTACAATGGGTCCTGAATTAACCGAACAAGAAATAACACAAATTGATTTAATTGTAACTAAATCACATCCAAAAAAATCAAATTCCAAATTTACATCATTAGCAATATTAAAGAATTATTATGATAGAGCTTTGGATGTTTCTCCAGATCCAGATTTAGACGATATTAAACAATTGAAATTAAAATATCCAAACTTATCTCAAAACGATATTAATCAAAAATATAATAGGTATTATGTTGATAAAATAGTTAACTTAAAATATTAGTCACTAAAAATATAAAATATTATTGTATTGTATAAGTATGTTTAAATTTGTAAAATTGTTTTTTTATATTATAATTGAAATTTTAACATTTTTAATTAGATATCAAAATTATAATTCAATGGCTATTTCAATTATTAATCATATAGCAAATTATAACATTGTTTTTATAAAAATATTTCAATGGGTTTGGATTAAAAATAATTCAGACCAATTAGGATTTATAACTGATGAAATCATAGAATTAATTAATAAATTTACCACAAATACTCCATTTGTAGAATCAGACATTGATTATGAAAAAATTCTTTTAATATATAAAATTGCCAATGAAAATGGAGATAAATTTGAAATTGATAATATTGAACCAGTAAATTCAGGAACAATATCTTTAATATTTAAGGGAAAATTAAATGGAAATTACGTGGCAATAAAATTATTAAGAAAAAATATAAAAGAAAAAATAGAATCAGGATTAAATTTATTAATAAGTTTTGAAAATATTATAAGTAAATTATTTATTATAAATAGATATTACAATTGTAAAATTTTTGCTGATAATAAACATAATATTTTAAATCAATTAGATTTTGTAAAAGAATGTGAAAATATCAAATTATTTTATGAAAATTTTAAAAAAAATAAAAATGTTATTATACCAAATACTTATCAAGTATATACCAATTTAATTAAAAATTTAATTTTAATGGATTGGATTGAAGGAAAATACTTATATGAACTTAATAATGAAGAATTTATTAAATATTTTACTCCTTTTACAAAATATATTAATAAAAGTATTTTTGATAAAAATATATTCCATTGTGATTTACATCAAGGAAATATTTTATTTATAAATGAAATAATAAATAATAAACCAATATATAAAATAGGTATAATTGATTTTGGTATGGTTAATCGTTTAACAATTGATGATGTAAATTTCATATATATGTTATTAAATGCAATATTTAATAAAAAATTTTTTCAATTTATTAATTATTTAAAAATTGAGAATAATTGTAAATATATATTTGAAAATACCAATAATATAGAATTATGTATCGAAGAAATAATAAACTTACATAATCAAAATTTATTTTTTAATGAACCAAAAACAATTATAATTATTAATAATATTTTAACATTTTTAAATATTTTAAAAAAATATAATCGTTCCGTTAACTCTAACATAAATTATTGGCTATTATCATTTATTCCTATTTTAACAATTACTTCTAAATTAGGTTCAGAATTTTCTAAATCTGAAATAATGGGAAAATATTTGTTAAATATAACTGAATTTGATATTGAATAATTAATTATAATATTTTAATAATCTATTAAACATTTTAGTAATTATTTTACCAAATAATGTTATTACATAAATTGGCATAGTATTTTGACTAGTTATTATTTTCATTTTTAAAGTTAAAATATCATTTTCTACATTAATTTTTATAAATATATTTTCTACATTAATTTTTTTATAATCTGATTTTTCAATTTGATTTAGGTTCTTTTCACCATTTATACAAATATAATTTATATTATTGTTATCATAAATTATTTTAGAATCAAATGTAATGTAATATTTTTTATCATTATCATCACTATCACTATCTCCATTATTATATAAACTTTTAAGAAAAATTGTTATATCTTGAGAATCAATGTTATCTAAATTATCTACTTTATTTATAATTTTTATTTTATCAATTAAATCTTCATTTAATTTATAAAGTATTTTATAAAAAAGATTTGATTTTATATCATCAATTACATTGCAATTTGATTTAACTTTTGACTTTATTTCCAATTTAATTTTATTGTTTTTTTGTAATAACAATAAATTTTCTTTTTGAATTATTATTTCATAATCTTGCATTTATCTATTAATTAAATAATATAAAAAAATTTTTAAAAATATTAATAAAAAAATTTACATATCTGGAATAAATACATCTTCATCAACTTCTTGGGTTTGTAATGTAGATGTAATATCTTTATAAGTTTTATTGTATAATTGACCTATATCAGTTGTATATTCTGAATTTTCTAATAATTCTTTATCTAATATAAGATTACATAAGCCAGTACCACCCTTAATACAAAGACCTGCCATAATTCTGGAACTAACTGATTTCATATAATCAACTTCATTAAATACAGCAGCTGTTATTAATTGATCTACTGTTTTTTCAAATGATGCTCTTGATAAAGGATCATTATCTAATTTATTTAAACCATGTCTATCAATTGAAGTAAGTGTTCCAACTTGAGTCATTAAATCTCCAAAAATTTGAATATGTTGATAATTTGTACCTGAACCATTTGATGTTAACACTGTAATAATTCTTCTAATTATGTAATTTCTTGCAGCTTCTATACCATAATTTTCATAAATAGTTAAAATATCATTACAATATGTTCTATTTAAATCAACCCCAACAATATTTTTTATTGCTTCCATATTTATACCTTTGGTATAAATAACATATTCTGAATTTTTATCCATTGATTTATCTGGATTATCAAAAGATAAAATTCTTTCTTCAAATGCCTTACCAGAATTTACATCTTCAATTCCAGGCATACCTTTTAATTTAAATTCATCTACAAATATATCCATAAAATCTATTAATGTTGTTTGGGTAAAATTTGTCATATCAAATCTTATATGAATAACTGGTATTTCATCATTATCTGTATTTGATTGAACAGCTATTTGGGTTATTTTATCAATTAATTGTTTTTTCTCCCTTTTCATACCTTTAATATCTGAATAACGTTTTTCCCAAGCAAAACAAAATTGGGATTTGATGTCTAATAATGTTACTTCTTTTGAAATTAATTTTTCTTTATCAAATTCAATGCGCATTAGCCAGGGTAATCCATCAATTGAACTAGCACAACATTGTTTATTTGCTTGAAATGTATAAAATGGTTCTCCTACATTATCTTTTGTTATAAATCCATCAAAATCATCAGGACTTGGTTCATAAAATATTTCTATTTTATTTCTCAAATCTTTTATTGTAGTAAATTTAATATAAGAAGCAATTTTATTAGCATAATCTTTTTTAGTTCTATATTCTTTTTCAAAATATATTTCCATTAATGGAGCTTTGGGATTTTTAGACAAGGAAAATACTTCTTTAATTGTGTCTACACCAATATCTGTACCACCTTTACCACCAATACCTGATGAATGGAAAGACTTTAACATAAGTTGAGTTACTGGTTCTCCTAAAGATTGAGCTGCAATAATTCCAACCATTTCTCCTGGTTCAACAATACTTTTATTAAAACTTCTAATTATTTCTTTTTTAATTTCATCTAATTGAGTTTTAGATAATTTATATTGAAATATACATTTACGTGGGGCGAATATATCCATCATAGCATATCCAAATGCAGTTTTGGCAATTTGATCATCACGATATTTTACGGAATTTTTATTTTTCATATCATCTTGAGTCATTGCATATAATCTCGTATTATCAGGTTCTAAAATATCCGAAATCATATCTAGTATATATTTAGGTTCCATACAAACTGTTCCTTTTAATTTCTCATCATTTCTATAATTATCTAAGATACGATTTAAATTTACTGGGAGGAAATATGTTGTGGTCAAAGTCAAATAATTTAAAGTTGTTTTTGTTTGAGTTTGTCTTAATTTATCACGAATTTCCATTATTCGTTTAACAAAATTCTTATTATCTGATTCAGACCATCCTTTAACTTTTCCTAATTCTTCTTTTGTCATACCAAATTTAGTTCCAATTTCTTCATTTCCCATTTCCATCAATTTAAAGTTATATTCATATTGTTTTACTGTATCAGCACCTGAATCTCCATATTGAAATTGTAAAATTCTTCCAACAGCATTACGAACTGTTCCATCATAATTTACCATCATATCTTCTGTTGCTTTAATGAGTTTACGTTGAACATATCCTGATTCAGCAGTATCTTTTACACCCATTCCATTAAATATAATAAAATTTAAAGTAGAAGGAATTGTTAAATCATATAATTTTTTATATTTGGATACTTCAATAGGATTAATTTCAATTATTTCATCTAACATAATGTCATTTGAAAAATTAATTTGTGTTTTATCATATATTTTATTTGTTGATAAATCAATGAATTCTCCAAATCTATTTAATAAAATATTTAACAAACATTTAATATCTAAAGATAATCGGTCATTTATATTTATTTTAGCATTATGATAAAAATCACGTATTCCCATTACACATTCATCTGGACAACATATTATATCATTTAATTTATTGGATAGTATTAAATTATCAAACATTTTATTATGATCATAATATCCATAACTTCCATCTAAATATCTTGCAAAACTAAATCCAAAATCATAATTTAATTTAATTGATTCTTGTTCAATTATAATTTTTTCTATAATTTCTGTTGGTGCACTTAAATTTAATGTTACAGGAACTTTATCTCCTAAAACTACTTCAGGAGTTAATTTATCCTCAAATTTATTAATTTGTTCATTCCAAATTAATAATGATTTAGATTCTGGAACAATAACTTTTCTACCTGATTTTGTTACAATTTCATATAATTGTTGCCCAGGGTCATGTCTTGTTATTGCAGTAACTTCTCCCCAAGTAACATTACCTAATTCATCAACAGTTGGAATTTGAATTTGTTTAACCTTAAGGAGTTCAAAATTATTTCTATCTCGCTCAATCATCTCTGGATTGGTTATATTGACTGGGTCTAATTGTGAATCAATCCAACTACCAATTTCAACTACTTTTGGTTTAGAATTTTCAATTATAACAATTTTAGTATCAGGAGTAACTGAACGTACAGTTGTATCAATCAAACCTTCTCTAGCAGATAAATGATGAAAAATAAAATCCGGTAAATTTAAACCTCTCATAAATGGTCTTTCAATAAAACCTCTTGATTCTGCTCTATCATCATTTTTGAAAAAATAAGGTAAAGTTCTATCATTGTAATTTTTCATCATTCTTCCACCGTGGTAATCTTGTTGACCTACACAACCAACCATCTGAGCCAAATTTATTGATTTACCTTTAGCTCCAGATTCCATCATTGTCATAAAATTATTTTTTTTTGTTGTGTTGGCAGAAATTACTTTATAAGCGTCATCACGAATAACTGCTAATTTAGAATTGGTAGATGTTTCAAATAGTTCCTCACTCATCATATCTGGATTATTTTCTAATTCTGTTATTTCGTGTTGAATTTCTAATTTTTTTGTATTGTATGTTTGAATTAATTGATGATATAAAGAATCTGGAATATACAAGTCACCAATACCCATAGTCATACCGTGATATAAATTAAAATCTGTTGCTAATCTAGTTGAATTATCTATGAATTTTTGTGTTGTATCTACACCATATTCATCCCACACCAATTGAACTAAACTATTTTTCTTTTTAACTCCTAAAGCTTCTTCACCTAATAATCCTGCCTCTAAAACACCATTTCTCACAAGTAATTTAGGATTTGAAGGATCTCCTCTAAGAAGATTAATTCTTGAAGGAATTAAATAAGAATATATTTCTTTACCCATATATTCTTTATTTTTAGGAATATTTGTAAATTTGTCAAGTTCTAATCCTGACAATAAATTCATCGTGGTTCTCCAATCAATTTTATAGTATTCTTGGGATAAATTCCAAGTTCCTAATAATTGATCTTGCTGAATAGCAATAATTGGAGCCGATGATTGAGGAGTAATTATTTGTAATTTTAAATCAGCTATTTCCTCTAATTCTATTTGTGCCTCTATACTTTGAGGACAAAAAACGTTCCGTTTATACCAGATTCATTGGGTTATTTTTTCCCCAAATCATTATCCCTCACAATACTACTTGTAAGCACGATTACTCGTGGGACTAGACTATATCTTAAGCCTAACAAATTAATTTGTCAAGCCCATTCCTATTTAGTCGTTGAACCTTATTCTTACCTTATATTTAGGATTTAAAAATCACCTTATAATTAAAATTAAGAATCTTGGCTGCGGATTGTCACAAAATAAAAAATTTTTACCGTACCTAATGAAATTAACATTAGCCATTTAAAATTTTAAATTTTAAATTTTAAACTTGGTATTTTTATTATAAATGATTTTCCCGCAATTTAAGAATGTTGCCTTATTAAATTTTTTAATAAGACTAGCCATACTTTTGGTATGACTGAGACCAATGTTTTAATCTCATCGCCATCAAACCTTAATACCGAATTCATATGAGTATTTTGTCTCATAATCATTATTCCTTTCAATACTACTTAAAAGCACTGTTTCCAGTGGGAGTGGACTATACCTTAAGCTAATTTTAAACATATTTTAAAAACATTCAAAACTAACCGACAACAACGTAGTCTCTGAGGTCAAGTTCTTTATTTTATAATAAACAATAAAATCAAAGAAACAAAACCTGCGGATTGCCTATTTTTACTATAATTATTTTTTATAATTATAATTTCTTAAATTTTTACCATACCCTAATATTTTATATTAGGCCATTTGATAAATTACTTTAACAAATTTGGTATTAAGAGCTTTAAGGGTTTCCCGCATATCATTGTCTCGCTCAACTAATTTATTTAGTCAAACTAGCAGATAAAACAAAGTCTGCTTTTGCTAACAGTGATTTTTATCAGCATTATACCTGCTATACCAGATTCATATGGATATTTCTTTCCATAATCATAATCTCTATCCAATACTACTTGGAAGCACTGTTTCCAGTGGGAGTGGACTATACCTTAAGCCAATCATTAATATAATGAAAGCCGATAGTAACGTAGTCTCTGAGGTTTAAAATTAAACCTGCGGATTTTCTATTTTATAAAGTATTTTAATTTTATTTAATAAATCAATTGCCTTTTTTAATTTATCATCCATTGAAAGTTTAGAATTAGAAACACATCTTGATACACATTTTTTATTAATTATTAATTGAACAGCATATGCATCTTGATTTCTTGCTTTTCTTCTGTAAATACCAACTGATAAATCATTTCCATTGTGATCTAATTTTTTTTCAAAATTAACTACAGTATTATTATTTAATTGTGTCATTAAATTGTCTCTTTTTTCTATTGCTTTTTTTAATAATTCTTCATCTGATAATAAAATATTTTCAACAGATGTTATCTTATATATACCATTTCTCATAATTCTTATATCATAACCATTTTCTGATTTATAAATATTATGTGGTAATTCAACATTTGTCTTTCTTGTTTTACCTGATAAAGCTCTATTACAAACAACCTTTAGGTTATTTGCTTTGGTTTTATTGATATATTCTATATCATTTGACCATTTATTTTTCATAGTATTTGAAATTCTTGTTATCATATCCGTTTTATCTTCATATTTTTTAACATTTATTCCATTACTATAAAGAACATTATAACCATCTTCAACAGTATTATATTTAGTAATATAATGTGTTTCCTTATTATTTAATTCAACTAAATTACATATTTCAATAATAGTTGCTTTAAAATTTTCTTTTCCATATTTTACAATTGAATTATAAAATTTAGGACAACACATTTTTCCATTTAAAGCATCGCTAAAATGATTTTTTAATCTTCCATTTAAGCCGTGCTTAATTTTTTTTTCCTTTAACTGTTTTATAAGATAAAGCTTGACCAATATATTTTTTATGTGTTATTAAATTTTCTACACAATAAATGACACCTGTATTATAATTTTCTTCCATAATGATATTTTATTATATTGATTTATTTTTAAATACTTTATATATTTTTAGATTTTTTACTATACCTTTGATTTTTCACCAAAGCCATTAAACTTTATAATTTGTTTAACTTAGTATCTAAAACTTTAAGAGTTTCCCGCATATCACTATCTCGCCTTAATTTAATATGTTTTAATTAACATATTAATAAGACTAGCACAAACTTTTATTTGTACTTTTGTTCCCTATAATATTTAAGGAACTGTCACATTTGGATTAATTCTAAATGTACAGTAATTTGGATTATCAATAACTTTACATCTATGACCCATCATAGATAATTTGTGTAGGGTTGGTTGACGATTTAGTAAAAAGATATCTCCATCAATAGTATGTCTTTCCACAACATCACCGTATCTTAAATCTATCTTTTCTTTTCTAAATCTTAAATCTATTTGACGTTTTTCATCTGAATTTCCCGTTGATGTTGGGATAACAAAATTAGCTCCCGGATAATTATCTCTGCCATTACGAACTAATTTTGATAACCAATCAATATTATATGGTGTTACTATTTCTGGAAATGTAATATTTCTTGCTATTCCTATTGGAACACCTAATTGATTAATTGAAAGGGTTGGGTCTGGAGTAATGACTGTACGTCCACTGAAATCAGTCCTTTTACCCATCAAGTTATTTCTAATACGTCCTTCTTTACCTTTCAATCTAGAAGCAAGAGATTTAGTCATTACACCTTTTTGTTCTGATTGAGGTAATTTAAGTGATTCATTATCATAATATGTTGCCACGTGATATTGAAGATATGCCACATGATCTTGAAAATATTCAATTAAATTTTTATCATCAGATTCCATATGTTTTGCTAATCTTTGATTTGCTTTTAAAATATCTGCTAATTTAATAGTTAAATGATCTTCTCTTGGTCCTGATGCCATAAAATCTGCTCTCACACTTGGTCTAACAGGATTTGGTGGTACAAAGAATTCTGTATGAATCATATCTTCTGGTCTTGATTTCGTTGGATCTATACCTAATATTAAACAATCTCTATCAGAAATATTTTTTAAAATATTATAAACTATCATTGGGGTTAAAATTTCTTTTATTGGTTTTTTTTCTTGACCATCATCAGTTTGAGATTGATTTGGTGGAGCATATTCAGCCACAATATTTATTTCTATTGTTGATTTTTTCTTTTCGGCTTTAATTTTTGGAACTGGTTCACCACATCCATAATTAGCTTTTTGACAATAATTTACAGATTTAACTAAATTTTTAATTTCATTTAAACGATTTTTTCCTTTTTTTGATTTTAATAATTCTATTATTTCCTCCTCATTTTTATAAACTAATATTTTAGAACATTTTATGCACACACATTTCAAAACTGAAATTACATGATCAAAATATCCCAAATTAAATACAGGTTGAGCTAATGTGATGTGTCCTGAATGACCTGGACAAAAATTTGAGTCTAAACCACATGTTCTACATTCTAATTCATTTGATGTTACACCCATTCTTTGGTCTATTAAACCACCTTTTTGAGGTTCCGCATTATCATAAAATTCATATTTTAGTAAACCTGGTGTATTTTTACCTAATGCTGAAATATTCTTTATTTCTTTATTACCAAGTATCGTAAAATCTATTCTTGAAATTGATGCGGTTTTTTCATTATATCTATGTGCGTTGAGCATTATATATATATAATCTAATATTCTTTATATTATTTTAATTAAAATTCATTTTTTTTGTCTATTATAATATACACAAAAACCTCTTAATTATTCTATATTTTTTATAATGTTTTATATAATATTTTGTTTAATTTAAAAATTTGATTTTTATACTATATATATAATTTAACTATAATATGATTACAACACATAAAGATAAAATTGATGATAAGTTTACCAATACTAATACAAAATTATTACCTTGGTCTGAAAAATATAAACCCGGTTCAATAAATAATATAATTTATCATGAAAAAATAACTAAAGCTATTGTGAATTATATGGAATTAAAAAAACTACCACATTTATTATTTTATGGACCCCCTGGAACAGGTAAAACTTCAAGTATTGTCGCGATAGCAAAACATTATTATGGTGAAGATTTTCATAATATGGTTTTAATTTTAAATGCGAGCGAAGAAAGAGGAATAGAAACTGTAAGAAATAGAATTAAACAATTTGTAACAACATATGGATTAGCTGAAAATGAATCTACACCTCCATTTAAATTAATAATTTTAGATGAAATTGATGCTATGACAGATGATGCTCAAGCAATATTAAGAAAAGTTGTTGAAAAATATGTTAATAATGTTAGATTTTGTTTTATTTGTAATTATTTAAAAAAAATTAATCCAGCCATTCAATCTAGATGTATTATTTTTAGATTTAGTCCTATTCCCGACAAATATTTAGAAAAATTTATTTTAAAAATATGTGACAATGAAAATATTAAAATGAATAAAGATTCAATAAAATTAATTATAAAAAGAACTAATGGTGATATGAGAAAATTATTAAATATATTGCAATCAATTAATATGTATGTTGATGGTATAAATCTTAAAAATAATAAAGATGAATTTATAATTATTAATGAAAATATACTTGCTAAAATATTATCTTGTCCAACAGATGAAAATATTAAAATGGTATTGAAAATAATTCAAGAACATCCATTAAAATATTCTCATGAAATCATTATAAAAATCTTACAAGATAATTCAATTTCATTATCAGAGTTAATAAATTGTGTTTATGATTATTTTATTGATAAAATTATAAATAATAATATTGAAATTATAAAATACGATTTAGAACGATGTGTTAAAATAATAAAAAATCTCAGTATTATTAATGAAAATCTTTCATACTGTAATAATGATAATATTCAATTAATTTCATTTTTAGTAGTTTTTTATTTATAAAAAAAATTGATTAAAAGAATATATATATTATATAATTATATATATTATGTCAGGTAAAAAATCTAATGTATTTGCTATATTAAATGAAGATAGCGATAACAGTGATAATGAACATAAAATTATTAATAATTCGGAAAAAATAAATAAATCAACAGTTAAACATAATAATCATAATAACCATAAAAATAATAACCAAAATAACAATGGAAAAAAAAATGATAATGTTAACACAAATAAATTTGAAGAAGAAATTATGAATCAATTTTATGGTAGAAAAGTAATTCTAAATAAACAAAATAAACAAAATTTTAATAATAATAATACTTTAAATAATAATACTTCAAATAATAATACTTTTAATAATACACAAAATAATGATAATGATTTTATTAAAGTTATTAATAAAAAAAAAGATATTAAAATAGTTGTTGAATGTAAATATAAAACAATTGAAGATAATTTAGAAGAGATTAAAATGGATAATTATTATAAAGTTTTAGCACATCATAATGATGATAAATCTTGGGATTATAATAGTTATTACAATATGACTTGTTTAAAAACTTGGGGAAATATGGCTACATTTTTTAATACCGTATTAACCACAAAAGGAGAATGTAATTATACTGATTTTGATATTTTTATTATGAAAAATGAAATTTCACCAATGTGGGAAGATAAAGAAAATAGAAATGGTTCTATTTGTTCAATTAAAATAGATTCTTTAACAGATGGATGCAAAATTTTTAAAAATCTTGTTTTACATATGGGTAATAATACTTTACTCAAATTTAATCCATCAACTTGGAATACTGTAAATGGTATTTCATTTAGTTCAAAAAAACTTGATAATACAGCTGAAACATATTGTGTTATCATAAAAATTTGGTTTAAAATTAATATACTTAATTATCCTTCAATTGATAAATTATTAAATAATGACATTAATAAACTTATTGATAAATATTCTATTAAAAACAAACCCATTAAACCAGAATATTAATTTTTTATAAAAAATTGATTTGTTTTCATAATATGTATAATTGATTTATATATATATTATGCTTTGTTGTTTTAATTTATTTAAAAAGAAAGAAAAATATATTTCACTTAATACTGAAATATACAATAAATTTGATCTTGATAATGTAAAAGGTAAATTTTATGTTGAATCTGTTTATGATGGTGATACTATCACAATATTGGTACCAACTAAATTATCTATTTACAATATGGGTTCTGCAAATACAATCGATCTCTATTCAAATACAAATCCTAATGAAAAAATTATTTTAAATAAAATTAGAGTAAGATTATATGGTATAGATACACCAGAATTAAAACCAAAAAAAAATTTACCTAACAGAGATGAACATATAGCTAAAGCCAAAGAAGCAAGAGATTTTTTATCTGAACTAATTTTAAATAAAATTATTAAGGTATCTTTTTTATCAAATGATAAATATGGAAGACCTTTAGTTAAATTATATACTAATGAAGTCACATCAAATAAAAATTCAAATTTAGATGAAAATTCAGGTGAAATTTGCCTAAATGATTTGATGATTAAAAAAGGATTTGCTAAAAAATATGATGGTGATACAAAAGATTCAGATTTTGAATTATTTAATATTGATATTTAAAAAATTATTTCATAAACTTTTGATGGTTCAAAATTTGTTTCACCTTCTAAACATTCTTCTTTATATCCCATTTGATTTGATATAAATCTTATGTTGTCTAATGTTATGTCATAAGACCAATGGGTATGTCCACTTATCCATCCAACCACATTTAAACAATCTAATTTATTTGGAATATTATTCCATGAAAAATAATTTGCTATATATTCTGGTTGTGATTTATATTTGGGATTTGATGTATTTGACCTTATTGGTGGAAAATGAGTCATAATAATGGATTTTGTTTTACTTGTGTCAAGATAATTAGCTAATTGGGTTAATTGATTTTGTGATTTGGTATTAATATATTTTTGATTTAGTGGAATATTAAAAGAATTTGTTTTTGATTTAATTGCTATCATATTATAATCATTTAATATATCATAAATATTATCTTTATTTCCATAATTACCTGTCCATAATGTAGTACCATAAACATTTAATCCTAATTCTAATTCTCCATATGTATCATTTAGTAAATACACATTAGGAAGTTCTGAACAAATTTTTTCATATTTTAATTCTAATTCTTCTAAACTAGTTTTTTGATGGGCAAATTCTTTTTTTTGATAAAATTCATGATTTCCAAGAACATAAAAAGTTTTTACCCAATTGGAAGAACAATATGATAAAAAATCTTTTACTTTTGTATCGAAATCATTTGATATTGTACCAATATCTCCAGCTAAAAATAAATATTTAGCTAAAGGTTTTATTTTCGGATAAGAATTATAAAATTCCAAATGTATGTCCGAAATAACTTGAATCAATATTTTATTCATTTTATAGTATTTTATTATATAGTATTTTTTATATTATATGTTAATATCAATTTTTTATAAAAAAATAATAAAAAATTATATTTAATTAATTTTTTATTATTATTGAATCACTTATATATTTACAACATTCTAAGCATAAACATGAATGAGTACATTTTGTAAATAATATATTATTTTTAATATCCATACAACAAACACATATTGTTTTTTCTTTGCTTAGATGCAAATTAAAATTTATACTTATAAAATTGTTATTTATTTTACATATTGGGCATTTAATATTTATTGTTTGGTAATTTTTTTTTTTCCATTCAATATATTTATTGTAATTTTTTATATCATTAATAATTTTATTTCTTTTATGTCCTCTATATTCAGGATACCTTCTATGTTTTAATCTATGTTCACCATATTTAAATACATCAAAACAATTGATATATTTTTTATATTTATGTTCTGTTTCACCATCATAAGATTTATATATATAAATATATACAATTGGATTATCGGGATTATCAATAAAATTTCCCATTTTTAATTTTGTTATTTAGAAATTATTTTTAATATTATTTCAACTTTTTTAAGTAATAATATAAAAATTGAAATAATATTAAAATAAATATGATTAATTAAAAATTATAAAAATGGATATATTTTTAGAAGATTTTTTTGATAAAATAAATAAATTTAATGATGATGAAAAAAATATAATAAAAGAAAAAATTTATAAATATTTTAATAAAAATATTATTGTGGGTGAAGAAAACATTATTGTAAATGAAAATAATATTAACAATGAAAATAATAATGAAAATAAAATTAAATAAAATTGATAAAATTAATAGCCATGGTAAAAAAATAGCAATATTAATAATATCAAAATCTAATGATTTTGTATCAAAAACAATTTTACAAGAAAATGTTGATACTGATGAAATTATAATTACAAAAGAAAATATATTTACAGAATTACATTTAACAAATAACAAAACATGTTTTATTATATCAGATATTGTATTAAATCTGAAGAGATTTTTTGGAAGGATTAGAACCAGTTATTTTTTTGAAAAAATAGTTATTGATAATAATTATTGTGATGGTATAAATATATTTAATGAACTTGTGTATAATATTTGTATTCCTGACTTTGATTATAACCCAAAGCAATGTTTTAGAATGTCTTAATAATTTTAATTATCATAATTAAATATTACACCTTTTGACATTTAAAATGCCGATTTTAAATGTCAATTTTTATAGTTCTAATAATATATTTCTTGTGTTTTTCTGTATTATTGTGTATGTCCATTGTATCTTTTGAAAATGTTCCAAAATCACATAATTTACAATAAAATTTAAATTCTTTTTCTCGTTCTTCTTTATTCGCATGTTCATTTAGATAATGTTTTTTCATTGTTGTATGATTTTTTGTTATATAATCACATTTTTTACATTTTTCTATTTCTCTATAATCTGTTCTTTTTTTTCTTTTTCCTGTTTTGTGCAATTCAGTTTCACAATGTTTTATCCATTGAGATTCAAAATTACATCTATAATCACATTTTTCACATACATATTTATATTCCATTATTTATATCAATATTTATATAAATTATTTTTATATAATTTCAATTTAAAATTTTTATATAAATTTATTTAATTTCTAAAAATATATAAAAAATAAATTTTATTTATTTCAAATATTAATTTAATTTAAAATTTTATTTTCTTAATATACAACATACATATATGAAATTTTTAGAAAAACCTAAAGTTAAAATTAAAAATGAAGATGATGAAAAATTTGAATTTATGATTGTCAATAAAACACCACTTTCTAATATCATTAAATCATATGAAATATATGATGAAATTAATGATTTAGTTTATAAGGTTAATAAAATTATTATTCAAGGATCACAATTTCTTAATTTATATTTAATATATTTATTTGACAACGATTTGGAATTTCCTACTATTGATAAACAATTTATTTTAACTATTTTTTCAGTAATTACAAAAAAAGAAGATGGAAGAGGAAAAAAACCATCTGATGATACATTAAAAGTAATTAAAAATTTAGAAGATTTTTATAATAAATATTATAAACAATGTATCACAGATGATGACATAATAAATATTGATAAATTAAGTTTTGTTTTAGCTTATGAAGCTATTGATATTGTTAAAAACATTAAAAATAATATAACAGAACATTTTCAAGATTATGTTAATAAATTTGTTAATCAATCATTTGAAGTGAAATTTTTAATTCAAGACATAAATAATTTAGGATTTGATACAGATACTACTAAAGAAATTAAAAATAGTATTTATTGTGATTTAAGAAAAGTTAAGAAAGATTTATTAAGAACTGATGATGAATTTGAATCTGATGAAATGTTTCATAACTGGATAAAAAAACATAAACCATTTATTTTAAGAAAAAATAAATTCGTAAAAAATTCAGTTGATTATGATTTATGTGTAAATCCATTAGATTATATTAAATCATTATTTTATATGAATAAAGAACTTGAAAAAATAAATCAACAAAGAATAAAAGAAGAAAAAGACCAATTTAAATTATTTCAAATTATACCACAAAGAACAAGTATTAAACCTAATTATATAACAATTGATAGTGCTCAAATTGTAAATTTAACAATAACAAGTGAATTTAAGAAATATTTTGATAATTTAGAATATTACAGAAAAGAATTATGGGATAAAAATTTTAAAATAAATCAAAAAGAATTCAAAAGGAAAGGTTACGAATTTAATTATATGATAAAAACAGATGGTGTAGGATGTTCTGTATTATTAGTAAAATTAAAGGATGGAAAACCAGTTGAAATAACTAAAAAGATGCAAAGAGAATTAAAAGTAAAGTTAGAAAAAAGAGATGTTTATATTGAAGATATTAAAATAACTGATGAAATTAAAAATAAAAAAATAATCACAATTGATCCTGGACTCACAGATATTATATACTGTGTTTCTAAAGAAATTAAACCTAAAATTATTGTGGATGAAAATAATAAATTAAAATTAGAAAACAAAGAGGAAATTATTACATTTAGATATACACAAAATCAAAGAAGATTAGAAACCAGAAATAAAAAATATAATAAATTACAAGACAAAATAAATAAGGATAAAAAAATAAACAATAAAACAGTTAAAGAAATTGAAACAGAATTATCTAAATTTAATTCTAAAACTTGTGATTTTAATAATTTTATTAAATATTGTAAAAAGAAAAATGAAGTAAATAGATTATTATTTAATCATTACAAAGAAGAAGTATTTAGAAAACTAAAATTTAATAGATATACCAACACTCAGAAATCAGAAAGTAAAATGATTAAAAACTTTTCAAATAAATTTGGAAAACCTGAAGATTGTATAGTAGTATTAGGTGATTATGATAAAGGGGAACATAATATGAAAGGAAAAGAACCGATTATAAATAGAAGAATAAGAAAAATATTTAGAAATAATGGTTATAAAGTTTATATGATAAATGAATTTAGGACATCAAAATTATGTAATGTATGTGAAAGTTGTTGTAGTCCTTTCTTAAAAAGAGAATCACATAAACCAAAAGATATAGATAATAAAACAAAAAAACGGAAACTTATTGAAGTTTGGGGTTTAACCTTGTGTGAAAACAAGAAATGTAGTTTAATTCATAACCGAGATAAAAATTCAGCCTTAAATATGCATAAAATAACAAAATCAGTACTAAATGGACAAGGAAGACCAGAAAAATATTGCAGAGAGACAAAACATCATCATTCCAGTTAAACGACTGTGATATAACCAAATTTTTACACCCATTTAACCGTATAGTTTATTTAACTAATAAATCGGCATTTTAAATGTCAAAAGGTGTAAAAACAATTAATTAACAAACGTAACTTTTAAACAAAAAAATATTTATTATCAAATATATGAATCCAAAACAACATCAAATATTATCTATATTATCATCTACATCAATAAATATTTATTTAGTTTCATTAAAACCAAAAACAACTTTTGATAATTATATGATGGTATGTAAAGAATTAAATTTGAAAACTTTTATTTAACATAACACTACTATCAGTAAAGAAGATTTTTTTAAAATTATAAAAATAATATATGGTTTCAAATATGAATATATTTATGATTTATTTATCATCAATTTATAAAAATATTTTTTTTGTTATATATCAGAATAACAAAAATTCATTAAAAAAATTAATTTAATGTTAAATTTTTAACATTATCAGAATCATCATCTTCATCATCTGAATAATTATAAGAAATATTTCTTATGTTTTCTTCCTTTACTGGTGATATTGCTATAGTAATTGTTCCCAAAGTTGCTATGGTATAAATAACTGTTAGAGCAAAATCATTTTTCATAAAAATTTCAATATCATTACATAAACTAGCACATTTGGTAAATAAAACTATATTTTTAAGTTCGTACACACCTTGAACAATATTATGTTGTTTTTGATTTTCATTTGTAATATTTAAACCACCTTCTTCTGATTTATAAATAGTTGACCTCTCTGCACAATCACCTTTGCAAGTAAAAATAATATTTTTATTTGTACATTTAATTTCAACATATTCAGCAATATTACTCATTTCTCTACATAATTTATGAAATTCTGTAGAATGCATTGTAATTTTAATATCAAATTCGATTTTTGATGTTTTTTTGCTTTGTTGATTTAAATCTAATAATTTTAATTTATAAAATGTTTTTGATTTTTTTTCTTCATTTTCAATTTCAATAATCAAACTTTGTTTATCATTTTCCTCTACATATAAAGCCATTGTATCATCTTTATCAACTGATTTTAATAATTTATATAAATTTTCTAATGAAACACCTAATTCAAATCTTTCATATTTACAAATATATGGTTGAAATTCTTTTGCATCTAATCTAACTTTTGTATAAATTGAACGTGTTGGATTAGCAGTAGCAATTTCTAATCCAGCAAATTTTTCAGGATTTTTAGGATCTGGTGCAGTAAATACCCAAGTTGTTTCTGTCAATACATTTGACAATACTTCTGTAAGAGTTTTAAATGGAATAACATGTGCAGTTTTTAAGTAAAGAATTTTTTTTGAAGTTGCGTTCATAATTGTTATAATTATTTTTAATTATATAAAACAAAACTATAAGTTAATTTATTTTAATTAAATTGTTTATAAATAAAAAAAAAATATATAATACATTTTTTTATTTAATATAAATCTAATACATTAGAATTATTATTTAATAATTCAACGTCATCATCTGAATCATCTGAATAATCATATTGTTGATTATTTATATATTCTTCACTTGATGGTGATAATATTACAGATAATGAACCACATTCACCAAAATTATATATCGATGTGAGAGCAAAATTATTTTTCATATAAAATGAAAATTCTTCTGTTATAGAACTTAATCTTGAAAACATTAAAATATTTTTTATTTCATAAGCACATTCTACTATATTATCATTTAAATTAACAATTTCTAAACTAGAATCATCACTTTTATCTAATGTTAAAATACCTTCTTTATCACCCACACATTTAAATGTTAATTTTTCACCATCGCATTCTATTTTAACAAATTGTGAATTATTATTAATTATTTTACATTTGGAAAATAAACTATTACAATTCAATGAAATTTTCTTTTCAAAATTTAATGAAAGTTGTGTTTTATTATTATTATTGTGTATTATTTGTAATGGAATTTTAAACAATTTTTTGTTTTTTTTTTCTAAATTTTTAATTCTAACAATTAAATTATCAGGATCATTTTTTTCAATATAACAATACATTGCAATATCATTTTTTTCAATCAATTTAACAATTTTATTAAAGTAATCTAAACTCATACCAAATTTAAATATTTCACCACTACAATAATATGATTTAAATAATTCATTTGTTAATTTTGTTTTTACATATAGAGTTTTGCTGGGATCCATACAAGTTATTTCCAAACCCACAAATAAATTATTATCTCCATCATTATCTTTAACATTTTTATTTGATGTAAAAACCCATTCAACATCTGTAACCATCTTATCCAATGTATCAATGATGTTTTTCATAAAATTTATTTT